GTTTGCGATAATGCCTCTTACTGTATTTCTTATCTCGGCTAATAATGCTTGTATGTCTGTCGCTTGTGTGATAGAATACTTTCGAATCAATAGAGCCCTCGCTGACCATTCTTCGTCATCAAACGTTGAGCCATATAACAATGCCTCTATAGCATCGGCGTCATTGTTTAATAAAATTCCATTGTATCTTCTTAACCCTCTATAGTCTGGGTCAATCAGGCCAATCTCTTGTGCCGCTATGGCGTCCATGTCCGACATCTGGGTAATATTATTTAAACCGTCAAACCTTGCCGTTGGTACTCCCGTTATACGATCCCTTTTACGAGCCGTTAACGATATCGCTTCTACGAGAGGATCATTGACCGCCAACCTATTGGTGTCCACCTCATTCTTATTTACAGGATAAACCGAAACACCTGTCTCTACGCCGTCTTTATCAAGTCGGCTGTTAGGGTCATTAAAGCCAATGGCCGTATTGCCAAGTTCACTAGGTTTACCAGGTAAACTGCCCACGATGATTGGCTCTTGGTTACCCTCGTCACGAAAGTATCCCCATACCCAACTGCCTTCTAATAAAAAACTAGGACTATGGCCAATGCCTGAAATACCAGGTGAGGCCGTTGATAACATTACGGTTGCCCAAGGTAGATCAACTGTGGGTAATTCGGACTTACTATCAGTATGATAACCTAAACATCTAACTCTTAAACGGCCAGCGTAGAGTGGGTCGTGTCTATCCTCTACTACACCTGAGAACCAGATAAAATTATTTGTTTTGCCTATAAAATTGCTCATGTACTTTTAAATATTTACCGATATATGTTTATTTTTAATTACAACGCTAGCCATTATTCTTACCTATTTCTCTTTGGTGTACGCAGGCCAGCATTTAACCTTAATTTTGTTGTTAACCTTATTTATACCTTGTCCTATATGAGAAAAGACATGCGCTAGCTTGTCTTTAACTTCGTGTTTCATTGTGTTTATTACTTCTTGACGGCCCTTGTAGAAGTATAGTAGATGATAAGAGTATGCCTTATCAAAGGCCTCCAGAGAGACCGTGTCTATGTGTTTGTTGATTTTATCTATCAGTTTATTCATTGTTGGTTTATTCATTGCCTTTCACGTTCATATGTGTTATGTTATGGGGTTATCCTCTCGTCTGGCCATTGTATTGGCCGTTAGAGTAATATCTATCGTCAAAGCGAGCGGACAACTCGGAAATCTCGGAGATTCTCTGAATGGTCTACGAGAGTATGCCATTATTTGATTCATCTGTTGCCTCTGTTATTAATGTGTCGTCTAACTCGTATTGTAATATGTTTGTAGCGTCGGCGTTTTCTCTACCTGTAAATGTATCTATACTCTCCTCTGGATAAGGCACTCTCACTGCGTCCTTAATACAATTGATTGCCATAGTGTGCATATCTTTAGCCGTGTCTATTTTGTGTCTTATGGACTTCACCAGATAGCGTCCAGACATGTAAGGGTCATTATCTAGGGGATTGTCAGCACCTACTGGTTCGTATGACGGAATTTCTAGTGCAACTACATCACCACATGATAATCCAGTAAAACCTCTTGCGTCCAATGAAACTTGCATAGCCGCAAATGCCAATCTCTGACTTAATCTCTTGGCCATATTTGTACCCTTTGGTGCGTCTTCGTAATCATTGTGTATCTTGGTCGTTGTAGACTGTAGATATAATGTGCCATTAGGAAAATCACTGAATTGTTTGCCATTATAGTTAATCAATGGTGCAATAGATTTATTATCTGTTTTACCACCATCACCATCATGTTCAGTGTGATATATGTTACTAAACTCTGTATTGTAATCGTAATCTATTTTTGTATACGTTTTGTTAAATAGGTCATGTGCTATCGTTCTGCTAGCATAGACGCCATTTCTTAAATTCTTTATTGTGTCAAACTGGTTTTGTATTACGAAACTATCAACAGTTTGCATTTCTTGTACTACGTTGGTCATACCTGTACCACCTTTAACTGATCTAGGTTTCTTTTCAAATCTTGCGACCACTGGTCTAGCAGCGCCGTCTGTAATCGCCAACATATTTTCTAAACTTCTAAATCTAAAACCAGTACTGTCTTCATAGAAAAACATGCCAGAGTTTTCAAATCTACCTGATTCTGCCTCTTTAGATACACCATCTATAAATTCAAATGGTCTATTGCCTGTTGGTACATACTTACGAGCACCCTTTGTTTCTTCTACTATGATTGTCTTATTAGATTCTAGTTCATTACGAAATACATCTAGTACTATCTGATCAATAGTGCCTGTAAATGATCTGGTTACTTTTCTTTGTTCGTTTGTAATTACTTCTTTACTTGCGAAGTGTAGTACATATGCTTGTGTTCTAGGTGACAACTCTTGTCTGCCTGATATTTTATATATGTACATTGGGTGTCCTGTGACAGCCGTGAAATCAAAACCTTTTCCAATACCTGGTGTATTGATCTTAAACTCTATACGTTCAAATCCTGTAAGTGGTAAGTGATTGGCAATATTCTGACCATCAACTACGACTATGTTACCTGATAGACCTTTTGAGAATATATCTTCGTATATGTTTATTTCTATTGTGGAACTTCTAACACTTACTTTCTTTGGCTCATTACCACCAGCAGATGATACATAAGAAATTAATTGTATATCTGATAAGGCGAATTGGCCTGCTTTTGTTAAAGTGTCAGCATTAATTTGATCGTACATAATTATTCATTCATCATTTTCTCAAATTCTTCTAATAATATTGGTAAGAAACCTGGGTTTAATAATTTAATCTTTCTTAACTCATCTTGGTGTCTTTGTTCATATTCTCTATTTGAAACAGACATTGCACCTGCTTGCGTCTCATTGACCTCAATTAAATGTGAGTAATCATTAGACTTTGTAACACCACTTGTCTGTGCAATCTCATAATGGTGTATGCCATCTGGATTTGCGTATTTCTCTTTTACATATGTTTCAAATGCTCTGAAATCAAGTGGCCAATCGTATAGACCATCTTGTGAACCATTAGTCATTAAAACAACCCAATGATATTGAGGATCACCGAAGTGTTTCATTGATGTATCTTCAGGTCTCTCGCCATTTGGTACATCATACTCTTGGTATAAACTTGCTTCTTCTATAATCTTGTCTTTGATCTTGATCTTTCTGAATAGATCAGTAACTTGTTTGTATGTTATGTTATCAGTAGAATAATTACCTTTAGGGAACTTATCAAAGTATGACATATTAGAAACCCTCCGCTACTGTTTGTTTAGTCATAATTTCTGTTTCGCCAAACTCTAAATTCATATTGATGATAGTAGGTGGTGCGCCTTTCTCATCTGGTATCAGTGAAGACACAACACCCTCTGGTGCATAGTCTATGTTACAAGATTTTAAAACACATCTACTAATTCTTGGTAAGTAACTGTTTTCATTTTCTCTATACATGTAAGTAATTTGAAACTCACTTGGTGTATTGAAATAACCATTAGTTATAGCACTTGCTTGTTGTTCTGGTAACATATGAAATCTAAACAGTTGTAAAATTTTATGTACATCATCTTTCTCTTTCTCATCTTTAGGTGCAAATATAAATGGAAAAGAAAACGATCTAAATGGTACTGATTGGAATATTGTTTCTAAATTAGGGTTCTTTGCCTGACCTAGTGCCTTGTCGTATAGTTGTCTACTATTCTCAAAACCTGGTATGATACTAGCAGCTGCGAATAAGGCAGTCTTACCTAATTCACTACCAATACCGGCAACACCTTTGGCGCCAGCTTCTATCTTGTTTAAGAAACCTGGATCGTTCATTATACCACCAAGTGCTTGACCTAAATCTCCTGCAAGACCTGTCTGCGTGTCTTCATAGTTTACACTATAATTGAATTTCATTCCCTCGGCTGGTGTGTATAATATAATACTATCTGAAATATAATTGTGATTGTCATCAACTTTAGACATGATACCTGTAGATGTTGATCTTAATCTGCTTGATTGTGTAATACCTTTTCTTTTGATATTAGCAATTCTGTTACTTGGAGCGTCAAAATCACCCATTGGCACCTCTTTAGATGATGATAGTTTACCATTTTTAAATGTTTGATTTTTAAATTTAGATGACTTGTGATTTACAATATCAAATATTATATAGTGACCAGCACCTAAATTACCTGCCTCTCTAGGATATGAGACAGTACCATATTGATATGGATTGTTTACAGATTCCATGTGAGAAGTAGGACCTACTGTGCCTATCTCTAGTGGTGATTTATTTAATAGTTTAGCAGCGACTTTGGTTGTTTGACCAGATGAAGCGAAACTCAATTTATTGGCAATTGATGAGCCAATCATTGTTCCTACTTTACCTTTGATTACGTTTGCTATCTTTGATGTCCAAGCCATATTTTAATTCTCTTATATATATTGTATATTTATAACATTATGAAGAAGTCTTTTAAAGGAATATATAACCCAATCAACCCAGGAAAGTATGTAGGTAACGTAAAGACCATCATATATCGGTCTCTTTTAGAGAGACGGTTTATGGTGTTCTGCGATAACAGTCCTAACATAGATAATTGGGCAAGTGAAGAATTGGCAATTAGATACTACAGTCCAATTGATAACAAATGGCACAGATACTATCCTGACTTCATAGTGAAGACTAAACAAGGTAAGAAATTGATTATAGAGATTAAACCATCACGTCAATGCAAACCACCAAAGAAACCAGTAAGCAGAAAGACCAAGTCTTACATGCGTGAATCTTTAGAGTATATCAAGAACCAAGCCAAATGGCAAGCCGCTTCAAAATATTGTGAAGATCAAAATGCTGAATTTAAGATTATTACTGAAAAGGATTTAGGTATTGGCCGTTAAACGTCTGCCCAACTTTTGTTGCCTACATTTATAAAGCTATCGTCTGCTCTATTATTAATAAAACCTGATACTACTGATCCACTACTTGATGAATTTACAGTTGGTGAGTTATTATTAATTATTATATTATTCTTTGATAATTGTTCGTTTGCTTTCTTTTGTAAACTATCAAACTCTGTTACTGCCGCTTTGTTATCAGTAAACTTAAAATCATTGTTATTTAATTGATCAATACGTTTTGTACCCATTTTACTATTCTTCTCTATAGGTGCATTTTGAGGACCTGCGTCTTCATATTTCTCAACAGAAGGAAAATCACTCATCATATCGTCCATACCAAAACTTTCTTGTTTTCTCTTTCTCTCTATTTTCTCCTCTGGTGTTTGGTCTTTGTTAAGACCTAATAGTTTACCTAGTTTTGAATTTCTAAACCAATCTATAATTTTAACAAAGAAGTTTTTGATCTTTTTGATGTTCAATGCTACAAATGTTAGAGCGCCTACAATCAATGCAAATTTAGCAATTAACACTAGTCTTGCAAGTGTAAAGAAACCACCTATTGCTTTTATTCCTTTGCCTAATGATTTAAATGTAGAAAGAAAACCACCACCTAAGAATTTCATTAACTCACCTGTGTTTTTACCCATATCTTTGATCATGTTAAATGATTCACCAATTGCTTGAAAAGGTCCCATAAATGCGTCTTTTAGTTCTTCTAAAAACATTGGTAGACCTTGTGATCTGCCTGTGTCTACTGTTGAACCACTTGGTTGTAACATTTCTGCTGATTGGTCTCTTT